TTTGCATCAGTTTATCCTACTATTACATCAGGACAATCCACTAAGGTTATTATAGTTTCTACCCCAAGGGGTATGAATCATTTTTACAGAATGTGGCACGATAGTGAAAAAGGTAAGAGTGATTATATACCAACTGATGTGCATTGGAGTGAAGTTCCAGGTAGAGATGATGCATGGAAAGAACAAACGATTGCTAATACCTCAGAAGCACAATTTAAGATTGAGTTTGAATGTGAATTCTTAGGATCTGTTAATACCTTAATCAGTCCAGTCAAACTTAGAAATCTTGTATATGAAGAACCTATAACAAGAAATGCGGGTCTTGATATTTACGAAGAACCAGTAAAAGATCATAATTATATGATGACAGTTGATGTTGCCCGTGGATTGGGTAATGATTATTCTGCTTTCATAGTTTTTGATATTACAGAGTTTCCATATAAAGCAGTAGCAAAGTATAGGAATAATGAAATTAAACCTATGCTATTTCCTAATATCATACATGATGTTGCTAAGGGATATAATGAATCGTTTGTATTAGTAGAAGTAAATGATATTGGAGATCAAGTTGCAAGTATTCTTCAATATGATTTAGAGTATGATAATCTTCTTATGGCATCTATGAGAGGAAGAAATGGTCAGATTGTAGGACAAGGATTCTCTGGTAAGAAATGTCAGTTGGGTGTAAGAACAACAGCAGCAGTTAAAAAATTAGGTTGTTCTAATTTAAAAACTCTTTTAGAAGATGATAAGATATTAGTTAATGATTATGATATGATTTCAGAATTAACAACATTTGCACAAAAAGCAAATTCATTTGAAGCAGAAGAAGGATGTAATGATGACTTAGCAATGTGTCTTGTTATATTTGCTTGGGTAGTTGCACAAGATTATTTCAAAGAAATGACGGACAATGATGTTCGTAAGAGAATTTATGAAGAACAAAAAAATCAAATAGAACAAGATATGGCACCATTTGGATTTATTGCAGATGGATTTGAAGATATGGATAGTTTTGTTGCCAATGAAGGTGATAGATGGCATACTGATGAGTATGGTGATCGTTCTTATATGTGGGATTATCGATGATTACATTGTTTCCTTTTCTATTCATAACTATTATGGTTATTGGAATGCATTACACTTGGCCCTTAAAGTATAGAAGATGATTATAGTTAATTGGGAAAATATTAGATTATTTACTGCAATGATATTATCTCTTATATGGATTTATTTACTCAACGATTATTTAAGAAATGGAACTGACTGAAGAAAACGTACTCAAAGTGTTGGAGGAACTTATTCCTTATATTGAAGCAGATGGTGGATACCTTCAACTTTACGAAATCGAATATGAAACGGGATATGTTAAAGTAAAATTAGGTGGTGCATGTGAGACATGTGCTATGAGTACCATGACTTTGAAGCAGGGTATAGAAAGTAAATTAATGCACGAGATACCTGATGTGGTAGGAGTTGTTCAAGTATTATAATGGAATTCGACGATCAGTTGAAACTTGGGCATTTATTGCTCAATGAAAGAAAGTGTCGAGTCTGTGGAGAAGAGAAAAATTTAATTGACGGATTTTATAGAACTAGAAAAGGAAGAGGTGCTGTTGCATCCTCATATGCATACGAATGTAAGGTATGTACAATCAAAAGAATAGTAGAAACAAGAAAAAAGAGAACACCATTTGTTGATTGGCAATACCCTGATTGGTAATGTTCATGCATTGTTTCCCCATTGAAAAAGGACATTTTAATAAATAATTTCAGATAATCTGAGACTCGGAGAGTAATAAGATGCCTATCAATTTAGCATCTCCTGGAATTTTAGTTAAGGAAGTAGATTTAACCATCGGTAGAGTAGACTCTGCGACAGATAAGAATGCTGCTATTGTCTTAACTGCTGAGAAAGGACCAGTTAATATACCAATAATTTGCGAAAGCGAACAGGATTTAATAGACAATTTTGGAAATCCAAAACCAACAGACAGCCATTATGAAAGTTGGATGGTTGCAGCATCATATCTAGCATATGGTGGTGTTCTTAGTGTTGTAAGAGCAACAGACACTTCATTAAAAAATGCTACTGATAATGGAACTCCTGCGGTTACAATTAATAGTGTAGATGATTATATCAACAAAGGATATGATGAATCTACTATTACAAGTACAGTAGTAGCAGCAAGAAATCCAGGATCTTGGGCAAACGGACTTAAAGTTGCAATAATTGATGGTAAAGCAGATCAAACCTTAGGAGTAACAACTACTAATATTGCAGTAGGATATGGTATTACTCAAACAGCTGTAGGAAAATCAGCAATTGGTGCTGGATCAACATCAGCACTTGATGGATATTTCAAAGGTATTGTTACTGAAGTAGGAACAACATCTATTGGAGTTAAGTTTCTTTCTCATGTAAGTGCTGCAGGTGTTGAAACTGTTAAAGATTATCAAGCATCTGGAACGTATGCTTTTTCTTCAGGTACTAACGTTGGAATCTTTACAGATGGTCAAAGTTCTCAGTCCTTATCAACTGCAGTCGGTTCAGAAACAGATTGGTTTGATGCTCAAGTAATTGAAGTAACTAACGGCGACAATATTAAGTGGAACCAAATAGCAGAAAGACCAGGAACATCTGCATATGCAGCAGCAAGAAACTCAAGATTTGATGAGGTTCATGTTGTTGTAATAGATGAAAAAGGAACAGTTAGTGGAAATGCTGGAACAATTCTTGAAAAAGACTTAAATGTTTCAAAAGCAAAAGATTCTGAATTTTCTGCTGGAAGTTCTTCTTATTGGAGGAAGTTTATAGAAAATAATTCTCCATACATTTTTGGTGGTGGTGCTCCTGCTGGTATTGTAACTACCGCATTTGAGACTAATAAAAACGGTACTATAAGTGGTACAGGTTTTGATAATGAAGGAGATAATGGTTGGGATCAAAATACACAGGATATTAAATTTGGTGCCGCAGGTAATGTAGGTTATGCTTTAACTGGTGGTAAAAACTATGATGGTAATGAAAATGTTGATACTCCTGGTGCTTTAACTACAGAGTTATCTGGTATTGTTTCTGGATATCAATTATTTGAAAATGTTGAAGAGTATGATGTTGATTTCCTACTTATGGGAACAGGATCAAGAGGTAAAGAAGAAACTCAAGCACTTGCTAATAAAATAATCTCTGTAGCAGAACAGAGAAAAGATGCAGTTGCATTTATTTCACCTTATAGAGGTTCATTTATAGATGGAACTGGAGATTCAACAGTTGTTCAAACAGCAGCAACAATTACTGATAGAGTTGTAGAATTCTATTCACCAATTACATCATCAACATATGCAGTATTCGATAGTGGATATAAGTATATGTATGATAGATTTGCAAATACTTTCAGATATGTTCCATTAAACGGTGACATTGCTGGAATGTGTGCTAGAAATGATATTAATAACTTCCCTTGGTTCTCACCAGCAGGTACTGCAAGAGGTGCAGTATTGAATGCTATAAAACTTGGATATAATCCAAATCAAATACAAAGAGATAAACTCTATACAAATAGAATCAACCCAGTTATCTTCTCACCAGGAGCAGGAATTGTTCTATTCGGTGATAAGACTGGATTTGGTAAATCATCTGCATTTGATCGTATTAACGTTCGTAGATTGTTTATCTATCTTGAAGATGCAATTTCTGCTGCTGCTAAGGATCAACTCTTTGAATTCAATGATGAAATTACAAGGACTAACTATGTAAATATTGTTGAACCATTCTTAAGAGATGTTCAGGCAAAGAGAGGAATCACTGATTTTAGAGTTGTTTGTGATGAAACAAATAACACTGGTGCTGTTATAGATAACAATGAGTTTGTAGCAGACATCTTTATTAAACCTGCTAGATCAATTAACTTCATTGGTCTTACATTCGTTGCTACCAGAACTGGTATCAGCTTTGAGGAAGTAATAGGTACTGTCTAATTCAACTAGAGGAATAAAGTAAAATGGCAACCCAATTTAATAAGCCACCATTAAGAACAATTAGTGGATTCAAAAGTAAACTGGCAGGTGGTGGTGCTAGACCGAATCTATTTGAAGTAGAAATTGCTTTTCCTGAAGTAATTGCAATTGATAATGATGTTAAGGAAAGGTCGAGATTCTTAGTGAAGGCAGCAGCTCTTCCAGCATCAAATATTACACCAATTGATGTTAATTTTAGGGGTAGGATTCTTAAAATAGCAGGTGATAGAACATTTGATACATGGACTATTACTGTACTTCAAGATGTAGATTTCTCAATTCGTTCAGCGTTTGAGAAGTGGATGAATCTTATTAACAAAATGTCTGATGCTACTGGAGAACAAAATCCAGCAGTTTATCAACCAGATGCATATGTACATCAGTTAGACCGTGATGGATCTACACTTAGAACTTATAAGTTCCATGATGTATTCCCAACCAATATTAGTCAAATAGATCTCTCATATGAGACTGTTGATGCTATTGAAGAATTTACTGTAGAAATGCAGGTTCAGTGGTGGGAAGCACTTAGAGGTGTAGGTGCAAATTCAGGTGGTGAAGATATTAGCTAAATAGTGCTATAATAGAAAAGTAGGCAAAAATTATACGATGGCAAAACTTTTTGGATTCTCTATTGACGACAGCCAAAATAAGGCTCCCTCTGTGGTATCCCCCGTTCCCAAATCTAATGAGGACGGGGTTGATCATTTTGTTCAATCAGGATTTTATGGACAGTTTGTAGATATTGAAGGTGTTTATAAAAATGAATATGATTTAATTCGTAGATATAGAGAAATGGCATTGCACCCTGAGTGTGATGGTGCTATTGAAGATGTTGTTAATGAAGCAATCGTTAGTGACTTATATGATTCTCCTGTAGAAATAGAATTATCTAATGTAAATGCTAGTGATAAAGTAAAGGATTCTATTAGAAAAGAATTCAAAGGAATTAAAGAAATGATGGACTTTGATAAAAAGTCCCACGAAATTTTTAGAAATTGGTATGTTGATGGAAGATTATATTACTTAAAAATTATTGATACAAAAAAACCTCAAGACGGAATTCAAGAGATCAGATATATTGATCCAATGAAGATGAAGTTTGTTCGTCAAGAGAAAAAAACTAATAAAAATATAGGTGGAATTGATTTACAAAATACCTTTAGGGGTAATGAAAAAGATTTATATCCAGAGATTGAAGAGTTTTATATTTACACACCAAAACCAGTTTATCCAACAGGACCTGCCGTAGGTGGTTCAGCTGGAAATTCTAAGTCTTCAATTAAAATTGCAAAAGATTCAATTACTTATGTAACTTCTGGATTATTTGATAGAAATAAAGGATCTGGATTATCATATCTCCATAAAGCAATCAAGGCACTTAACCAATTAAGAATGATTGAGGATAGTCTTGTAATTTATAGATTATCAAGAGCACCAGAAAGAAGAATATTCTACATTGATGTTGGTAATCTTCCAAAGGTAAAAGCAGAACAATATCTTCGTGATGTTATGATGCGTTATCGTAACAAGTTAGTATATGAT